AAAGATCTTTCCATAAACTATAATTGATGTAAGTCCAAATGAACAAAGAATAAAATACAACAACTCCAGCATCTTACTCTCTAAAGCCGTAGGAAAAATTCAACCCATATGGGCTTCTAATATACATCGGTCTGACTACGCCTTTCTTTTCAGCTTGGCGACTAGGATCATAATCAGTAGACTCTTCTTCTGATGGTTCAGTCAGACGATCTTCTTGAATCTCTTCAAATTTCTCTAAGTAATCGAAATATGGCTTCTCTGACTCAACCCACCTCGCGACACCCAAAAGAGCAAACTTGGAAGAATTGTTGTTTTCTGTCTTGGGGATCAACGCTTCCATGGAACCAAAAACATTCCCACCCTGAATGGAGTCCCTAAGAATCACTCCCCTCTTGTTTAAAAAATCAAACAATTTATCTTGTGTAAGGTAGGTTTCCTCAGTCGTAGCTTCTTTGGCAAAAGCAACAACTTTCATTTTTTTAGGCATGATAACAATATCAATATCGGGATGATCGTGAATAACAATATCACCTTCAAGAGTTTTCCTGGCATTCAACTCCAAAGTTATACCTTCATTCCTTGCTTCTGCACTAGGAGCTTCGGAACCAATGGTAACTTTCATGTCTGCACCTTCTTCAGCCTCTCCCGTCCCTATCTTGACATTAATATCAGCCATTAACTTTGAATCTCCTTAGCTAAATTTTGAATCTTCAATACTTGCTTTATTATATCTTTATCAATCGGAGTCTTTTTAAAACCTTCCATAAGATTCAAAATACTGTTTGTTGAATCAACCATCCTTGAATCACTTTTAACTTCGTCTAGTTCCAGAGAAGACTGTATAACTTCCTTCAATCTTCCAATTTCTTCATTTAAATATATTGATAACTCAATCTTGTCATTTGAAAATGAAGTAATGTAGCAATTAAGCAAGCTTTTTTGCTCATCCAATAATTCTCCGTATTGTGAATTATATTTTTCGATAAACGTCCTATAAGCCAGTTTGCTAATTGGAACTATTTCCTTGTCATCCTGGTTCTCAGAAGATATAAGTGATTCAATAATTTTCTTCTCTAACAAAACTCTTTTCCTAACTGTCACGTCGTCATCGAACAATTGAGAAACTGTGGCAAGGTTTTTATAGTTTGGAACAAAATTGGAAAAAACAGACTTTGATAATAATTTATTTATTTTTGCAATAACGGCACTTTGTTCTTTAAAAATGTTTTCTTTATTAAGTTTGCTGTGTTCAGACTTGAGTTCAAATATATATTTTTCAGCAGTATGAGAATCTAAATCCGCAGTAGATGCAATATCTTTGTAAAGTTGCAGTTCTTTATAAAGAAAAGTATTTTTGTTAAAGTGTTCTTTTAAGATAGAAATTGCAATAGATTTTCTATTGTTATCTTTTCTAACAATACTTTTAGTTAGTTCCCTGATTAAGGTCTCATATAAAAATGCCGTATTGCGTTTCTTATTATGTCTTTTCGCCATTATTTACGTTCTCCAATTCTATAATCAAGTTCCTAACATTTCGGTTTGTTTCATTAAGAAGCTTTTCTTCGCTATCATAATTAGCTCCAATGTTTTCAGAAAGACTCTCTTTCAAGTTAAATAATCTTGGAGCCTTCCAAATATTCCTCTTAGTTGGTCTAGCTGTTTCATCAGACCAAGAGCCCTTAATTCGTCTTCGGTTGGCTCCAAGGTCCCTTATGTCGTCGGCAACCGGAAAATATCCACGAGAATAATCATCCCTTTTAGCTGGGGGTGTTGCCAAAAGAACATCCTCCCCGCCAGCTTCAGGAGTTGCCAATTCTTCACCACCAAGATCCGTGTCTGCTAGATCTTCTTCACCGCCAAGATCTTCACCGCCAAGATCTTCACCGCCAAGATCTTCACCGCCACCGAGTGTCTCATCGGCTGCTCCCATATCACCACCACCGAGCGCTTCTTCCATTTCGCCGCCTTCCGCTACAGCAGCCTCAAGGGCTGCAGAATATTTGCGATCATAGAACTGTTCTCTTTGGCAACGTAGGAATTCCTCTTCTGAAAGGCTAAAAATGTTTTCTGCTACCCAACGCTTGCTAAAGAAGCCTTCTGTTGCGGAACCAGCCGCATCAAACTTTGTTCTCCAATGTTCGAGTTCTTGCATCTCTGCAATCCTCGAAGGATTACTTAATTTAAGTTTGAAAGAGACCAAATCACTTGTCCGATATCCTAGAGAATATAGGTGAACAATACCAATCTTCTCTAGTTCTGATATAACCGCTCTCTGGAGTCTCTGGATCGTTCTCGCGAAACGAACATCTTTCTGAGCAAGAGTTGTTTTATCTTCTTCGGCTCCTTCCCCTCTAAACAAATACGATTGAGGTACTTTCAAAGCAGCGAATAGTTTATCCTTCAGATATTTAACATCCTCGATATCTCCGGTATACGCCCCACCAGCTAGAGTTTCAACGCTAGATTTTGTCCCAGCCCTTACTGGGATAAAATAATCTTCTTCAACAGAGAGAGGATTATATCTCAAATCTACACGACCAGAATTGGCATCGACTAGTTGGTTTCTCTTCATTGAAGAGATTGTCTTTTGCATAAACTGTTCAATATCTTGAGGAGGAACATTCCCAGTATCAATGTAGAACACACGACGTTCAGGCGAACGAACAATACGATATGCCATCATGGCATCTTCAAGCAGCGTCAATTGGCGCCAGATCCGCCGCGAAGGTTCTAGAACCGATGTTCCATATGGAGAAAACTTATCATTCCCCAAAATACGAATATGGGCAACCTGCCAGTTTTCAAAAGTCATACCAGCGGAATTCCATTGAAATTGAACATAATTTGGGTTTGTTTTGTCCTCACCCTCAATTCTCTCTACTTGATCATAAGGTAAGGCAATAACGTTCTTAACACCATATTCTTCTTGAATATCAATATAAAGAAACATGTCACCATACTTGCACATCGTTCTACACCAACCAAAAAGATTGAATTCGATGTTTAAAATATTATGATATAGCGAATGTAGTACTGCTTTTATTTCTCCGTTCGGACAATCGATTTTCAACAAGGGCTGTAAATCGGAAGATGTCGTCATTTCATCAGCATAAATATCTAATGCAGAAGCAATAATGGGCTCATATTCCATTTGATCAAAATCAGCATATCTTTCAACACGATTCTGAGTTGCAATCATGTTTGTTTGTAAATTTTCAAACGGATTATGAGAAGTTCTCTTAAATGGTTGACCACTTAATGATTTAAAAGTTTTAGCAAATTTATCTAATTGGTGTCTACGATATTTTCGTATCGTTTGGGCACGATAATCAATAATAGGACCAGAGAATATTCTGGTTAATCTCTTAAATAATTTTGAATCTGGGTTTTTGGGATTGTTCGTAATAGCCATTTTTAACCTTTATATATCCAAGCGTATTGTTCTAGTTCTTTCTTTTTTTCTCTATTGTGGTGAGGTACATATCCCTTCATGCCTGGGATAGCTGTGTTCATAACAGAATCAACCTTCTTCATTGAGCTTAAAAATACTTTAGAATATTCTATTCCTTTCTGGTTAACAACCAAAGCAGTATCCCTTACCCAGCAAGCAATCGCCAAAGCCATAGTGAGATCGTCATTGTATCCTCGCATCGCTTCCGGCTTGTTACCATTCCAAACAAACGTCTTTATTTCATTAAGAAGGCGGGGGGAATATATTTTAATTATTTTGTTTCTAATAAATTCTTCCATTTTCGCAATAATCATTGGACGAGTTTTTGAAGAAGTAGTAAACCCTGGAACACAATCGTTCCTGCCTTCTGCTGCATATTGTTCAATGTACTCATGTGTAGACTTGACTGAATGATAAACATTAGAATATCCAAGATCTTTTAGTTTTTCTACAACTGCATAACCAATATTGTTATTTTCAACAACAACCATACAGGTACCATAATCTCTCCCCACACTACAAAGATAATCAGCATATATGTCTGGTGTTGGTTTACCTTGATACTCAGCAACAACTTCCATTGTGTTGAGATTTATAATATGAAAGACAGAATAGTCTTTTCCATCTCCTCGGGCAACATCTACTGACATGAGGTATGTGTAGGCAGAATCATACTCTTTCCAGATCCAAAAATTTCTATCAAACCCTGTCTTGTATTTTGGCTCACAAGCATCCTCACTTATTCTTTCAATATCGTTAGGATGGATTACTGTCTCCCCAGAAGCATTGAAATTGCATTCGTATTCCTGTGCAATCTGACGCATTGACATATTTTTTGTCTCTTCATCAAACCACTTCTGATCACGATCTGGGTGTTCATCCCACAGTATTTTAGTAGAATGAAAATTATTTAATTCTTGTTTAGATTCAATATATGTTTGATGAAACCAATTACCAACACCGTTTGGCGTAGAAGCCACAATACAGCGACCACCAGTTGAAATAGTAGGTGACAATCCTGTCCATAGTTCATCTAAGCCCTCAACGTGCGCTGCCTCATCGATAACAAGAAGAGACAACGCCTCGGAACGACCAGCATCAAATGCAGTTGAAGCAGCTTTAATTTGAGAACCGTTTGATAGTTCAAATGAAGTTCTATTATCAACTGAAATTTCGGCTAATCGTATCCATTTGGGAAGAGTCTTAATAATTGCTTTCACTTTCTTCACCAAAGTTGACGCCGTTTGAAACTTCGTTGCCATTATAAGAATGTTCTTATCACGATGAAAAATCATCAACCAAGAAATATAAGCCGCCATAATAGTTGTCACACCCATTTGACGAGCTTTTAATATAACATTAAATCGATGATTATTAAAATCTTCTAAAAGTTCTTTTTGGAAATCGTAAGTTTTGAAAGGAATCAAGCCGCGAACAGGGTGGGATATTCTTGTATAATTATGAATAAAATAATTTGGATCTTTCCCTGACTTTATAATTTCTTGAACTAATTCTTTTTTGGATAGTTGATAGCTCATTCATTAATCTTTTTTTCTTGTTACGTTTTTTGGTTTCGGAGACTTCTTCCCAAGCTCTAACCAGTTCTTAAAAGACTTCTCTAATCGTTCCTCACTCGCTTCAGCAACAGGCTCAACATCACCAATTCCACCAATCTTATACCACTTATAAGCCTGAACCCAAGAACGAACTCTTGAGGTGTTCTGAACAATTGCTTCCATCTCACCTTCGCCAGTAAGAGTTAAAGTATCGCCAGTAACTTTCTTATATTCTTTCTTGAGAAACTTAGCAATTTTATTAATCATGCTTTCTGTATCTGATTCAAAATTGCTATCATGAACTTCTTTAAGCTTAACTTCAGATTGATAATGGATGCACAGCTTGTTGCCAGCAAATTTAACTTTAAAGCCATCCATCACGCGAGAATCGAGGATAGGGTCCCCCTCTTCTCGTTTTAGTCCAATGATGTGTGCTTCGCCATCATCTGTATAACGAGCATCGTGCGCTCCGTCATATGAATAAGCCAATGCTTGGGAAATTCCTCTAATAATCTCTAACGTTGTAGCCATTTTATTCTCCTTGTGGTCTCCAGCCAGATTGCCATCGTTCTTCGCGCCCTTCTATATACTGAACATAGCAATTAAAACAACAGTCATACTTACTCATATATACATCATCTTTTAACTTAAACGAATATGCACTGCAAGTTGGACATGTTCTATTACTCTTCTTACTAAGTAGTTTCTTTGGAATGAAAATTCCATCTACTTCTACTTTCTCAGATTTCTCTTCCAATGATTGGATCTTTTTATAGAACTCCTTTGATTGTTCTATGTATTCTTTCTCTTTTTCCTTGTTCCAATGTTTCTTTGGATTCTGGATTGCTTCCTCGCCATATTTCTCTGCGATGGCTTTTTCAAGCTTAACGATATAGTGTGGGTCATCGTGTTGCTTA